TTCGTTCGGTATGTGAAAGAGCAGTTTCAGCTCAGGATAAGCCTTGCGAATGCTTGCCTGCTGCGTCCACTTGATAAGGGTCATTTGCTCTCTATCTTCATTTCTTGCCATATCATCACCCTTTCATTATCCTGTTGAGTATCTGACTTGCTTCAAACTTTGTCAGATTTTCTATGTCGATATCCGAATTGTTGAGATACTTCCTGCCTCGTCTGCGGATAAGGTTTTTCTGATTATCAGTAGCAGGTGCTTTGCCCCACTTGCGGCAAATATTCAAATCCCATATGTATTTGCTGTCCGCCTCACGTTCGCAAAGAAGAGTGTACGCCTCGTCAAGTGCCTGCTGCATAGGTATTTTCTGACCTTGCCATACTGCCATACCCAAAGCATCGGGTGCAGATATCCTCAGCGTTTTTCCCTTGCCAAGACTGCATTTCATATCGCCATCCGGCAGCTTAAACCAGTTCACGTCATGGGTATTATATTTCTGCTCCTGCGCCCACAAGTCAACGATACGAACATTCTTTATCCAGCTTTCAGGACAATCCGACATCATAGCAGCCTTTTCAGGAAGCTCAAATAGCATTCCCTCCATTTTGTCCTGACTCTTCTTTGGCAGCTCAGAAATGTCGATACCAAGAAGACTTGGAGCTGTTCTCAGGCTTGCCTTGCCTGTTACTCCTACGCAGTCGATGAGCGTTAGTTTGTCCTTGTCGGGGTGCAGTCTCAATCCTCTGCCTACCATTTGCGTATACAGTGCGTCAGACTGTGTGGGTCTTGCTATGATAACAGTTTCCACAAGGGGTATGTCAGTACCCTCAGTGAACACCATGCAATTCACAAGACAAGGTATCTCACGCTGAGTAAAACGGCGTATAATATCAGCCCTATCCTTAGTCTGACCTGTGACTACCTCAGCCCCCTCGATGCGTTTTGCTATCTCGTAGCACTGTTCTACAGATACTGCAAAGATAAGTGTTGCACCTTTGGCGTGTTCTCGATACGCTTGTGCTATAGCGTCCGCAGTGCCGTCCATTGCTTCTGCTAGCTCGCCCGGAGCGTAGTCGCCAAGCCGTGTATGTACCGCTGAAAGGTCATAGCCTATGTCGGCACGTTTGCAGAGGATATCACACAGATAACCATGTTCAATGCCCCAACGCAGGTCACGTTGAAATATGATATCATCAAACACATCATTCAGTCTGCATTTGTCAGCCCTGTTAGGTGTTGCCGTGAAGCCCAGCAGAAGACGTGGTGTGAAGTGATCTATGACCGTCTTGTAACTCTGAGCCGCTGCATGGTGTGCTTCGTCTACTATGATGATATCAAAATCATCAGGTGAAAACCTGTCAAGCCTATGTGTCATGGTCTGGATACTTGCAGACACCACTTCTTCACTGCCGTCAGTATGGTACTTTGACATTTCAACACCCTTTGTGCAGTCAAAGTATTTCAGAGGCTGATTTACAAGTTCCTCTCTGTGCGACAGAATAAGCATACGTCCATGACGTGGAATATTTGCAAAAGTCACTGTCTTGCCAAGACCTGTCGCCATTTGCACAAGATGTTTTCCCTGCCTTGCCTGCGTTATTTTATCTATACACTCCTGCTGATAGTCACGGAGTTTTATTCTTGCATTCATTTGATGTTTTTTACCTCCTTATGTGGGACGTGGGGGACAGCGTGGGACAAACGTCCCACACGAAAACTATGCGTATTTACGCACTTTTCGTGGTGTTGTGGGACTGTGGGACAAATTCGCACATTTTCCTATATAGGAAAGCACACATATATTTTAACAATATGTGAACAAAGCCGTGATTCTATATCACCTATTTAAAACAGGTATATATAGGGGGAAAATGTCCCACAGTCCCACACTATGCAGAAAACCACGCATTTACGCTGTTTTCCTCGTGGGACTTATGTCTCACAAAATGCCGAAATCCGATATATCCGTCCCACGCATTTCTTCTTCGGTGTAATAGTCCGGTGTTTCGTCGGGCAATCTCAGCACAACGCACTCAACGTTCACACCACCGATACGCTTGCCACGAGTATTGTTGCGCCCTCTCACAAGTATCTTGCCGTTAGATTTTAACCAGCTAAGTAATGCCCTTGTGTCGAAGCCCTGTTTTGAAGCCGCTTCGTCGAATTTTGAACGTATGATATACGCAAAATCGCCCTGGATAAGTCCAAACACTTCGCCGCTATTGTCTTCGCCTGTCGCAAAGCGCTTGCTGTTGGAAGCCACCCAATCGCACATATACTGATACCCTCGTTCACCTGCTGATACCGATTTTTTGGTCTGCAAATACTGTGAGATATCGTCAATTGTTAGTGGCTCGTTCGTTTTGAACACGGACGCTTCTGCAATCATATCAGCCGTGAGTATCATTGCCGCTGCCATTGCCTGCTTTTCTGTTGTATCCGACTTGCAGAGCTTGGCGAAATAATCGTTATAGACCTCTTGTGCCATTGTCAAGGCTTTTTGTGAGGACAGCTTTGCAACGAACTCTCGCCCTGCAAAGCCATAGTTTTGTTTTATCACTGCCGATACTGCCATGCCGTCTGCTATCACGACATTGTTTGATGTACATTCAATGTCGATAACTCTGTTTACCGCTCCTGCGCCTGCTGAACCGCCCACTATGGGGCTTTCACCTGTGGTAAGGATAGTGTTTCGCCATGTCGGTGTACGCTCTATTCCGCCTGTTTTTGTGCCCCTAGAACGTCCAACGCCCTGTGCAAGCTGATAAACGTCAAATCGGCTTCTGCCATGACTATCTTTGCTGAGCTGGAGTTCGTCAATGAGAAACGGCAGGCTGTTGAGAAACGCTGCTGTTCGCTCGTGGCCGACAACTGTGCTGTTGAACGTCTGAATGTATTCACCCATTTCAGGGGTTCCCCAAACAGAAGCCGCAAGCATTAAAGCAACTGTCTTGCCTGTGCCTGAATCAACGCCCCATAGGTGGACGAAGAACGGCAGACCGCCAAGCGGCTGAATAAGTGCGCTTGCAAAACTCGCCGCAAGGAATATCTTTGCGGTCACGCTTTTCCTGCGGCAATCTATAGCGACTTTTTTCCATTTCTCATAACTGCCATGACTTTTTATAGAACTAAAAATGGTGGAATAATTCTGCTCACCGTCAAAGGTCAGTCCCTCGACGTATGGCGAAAAGCCTGCGCCGTTTATGTAGCCAAGCCTGCCCACTGACCTTTTCAGCGGCAGAGAATTGCGGTTAAGGCTCTCAATCTCTTGAAAGTACGAAACAAGCTCTTTGGCGGTCTCAGAAGACACATCAACACCGCATTTGACTAGCTGTGAAATGTTTCGGCTGTTATATAGTATCTCTTTGGATACGACTTTCTCCTGCCATTCTCCTCGAGTGCGGTAAGCTATGTTGAGCTTTTCCTCACCCGTGTCAATGTTCTGCAAGCACTCAAAGGGAATGATCGGGTGGTGGCAGATAACGTGATAGTTACCGCTTTCGTCGATAAGATAAACACCGCCGTCATCAACGTTGTACTTGCCAGCGTCAAGCTGCATATACGGACCTGAGAATGCAGTGGGGTTATTGATGATAATGTTCGCCCCACGCTGCATTTCACGCATTTTGACATAGTTCTTATACAGACCTTTGAATGTCTTCACGCCCACCTCTGCCGCCTGCTGAGCCATTTGCTCGATTTTCAGATTGTGCATAAAAGGGTCATTTTTGTAATCGTATATCGCTTCGTATGGCTTTTCTGTATAGAGAAAATCGTCTTTTGTATACTTTACAGCAACGGCGTTTTTCACCGCTTCCGCATCGCCCATGTCGATATCAAAATGCTTTTCCTCGTTCGCATCAACGTCAATGATATCGTCAGAATGGCGTTCCCTCATCATTCAACACCTCCTCAAAGTCGGAAAGGTCACCGCCTAGCTCTTGCGGGGGTGCTGCTTCTGCGGTAGGCTGTACAAAAACTGCTTCGCACACAAGATGTACGTCAACTTTTTCTTTACCGTCTTTGCTGGTATATGGCTTTTTCTCCACCTTGCCCACACAAAACACAACGTCAAACTTTTTCAACGCCTTTGTGGCTCTTGCTACAGAGTGCCAGCACTGGCAGTTCACCCATACGGCTTCACCACGCTCGCCTTGCACCTTTGACTGACGTTCGCCCACTTTTACCGCAAACTTGGTGAGCGACGAGTTGTTGCCGCCCACCTGTTTGTATTCTGCGTCCTTTGCAAGGAAGCCACTGATGATAACAGAGCCGTCAGGTAATTTTGCTCGCATTAAAGCACCTGCTCTTTCTCTGTCTGGAGCTGGTCTATTTCGGCTGAGATATCTGTAGATATCTTCTCATACTCAAACCACTCAGAAACCTTTGTGTTCTTATCTTTGAGCGAATTGAAAATACCGATATAGTCTGTAAGATCTTCGGCTGTCATGGTGTCAAGACCTCTGCCAAGACGTTTCTCTATCATTTCCTGCGTAACGCCCAGCTTCTCGAACTCCACCACCATTTTTCTTACACGGTCCGTAAGAGGGATATTATTTTTGCCGGCAAGAGTCTTTCTGCATTCTGCCACCGCCTCTTCCACAAAGTCCGCAGGAAGTACCGCAAGTATCCTTGCTCTGAGCCTGCGGCCCGCCATATTGGCATTGTTCTCATAGATATCACGCAGGCTTGTGAGGGCTTTTATCTTGCCTTTTACTTCTTTTGCGTGCGGATTTGTGAAATTCTGCACCGACATTGTGTTCGTCTCCAAGTCCCAAGCATACGCCTGCATTTCTGACTTGCCGTTGTCCTGAGAAAGCTCCTTGATACCGAAGTCGATATTGCCCCAGCACCTTGCAAGTTCTTCGGCAAGTCTGATAGTTGGTCCTGACACAGTTTCTCCGCCTCTTGGATAGCTGTAAAATGCCTTGTTTGCAAGCCCTGTACGCTGACAAGCCTTTTTCATATTGGCAAAAGCCTGTATCTCGTTGCGTGGAAATCTCTTTGCGATAACAAGCTTGCCCTGTGCTTCTGCAATGGCTCTGCTTGCTTCGATTGCTACAGTACCCTGATTGATGTTGTCAAGAGGCATAGTGCTGTTCTGCGGTACTTCCGGTGTTACTGTTACTGCATTTGTTATTTCGTCCATTGTTTTGTCCTCCTATTCGTATTCTCTAGCCAGCCAACCAGGCAAACTTATGACGTTCAAGTCACCGTTTCTGCCGTTGTAGCTGTACCAGTTACCTGTTTTAAGACACTCTTTGAGAGTGTAAAGATAGTCGTTAAGGTCTTTTGTGCCTTTCTGTATGATAAAATTGTCGGCTTCAAGGACGTTGCAGGCATAAGGCGGTGATTTTTCAACAGCGATAAAAACAAATCTATGCTGTTTGCCTTCCACCTCTGACACACCCTGCGTGTACATCGCCGCCTGCAAGTCATAACCATATTTAATACAACTGTGCATAAAGCTGTCTGTATCGGCATTTTCTGTGGTTTTTAGGTCTACTATGACAGACGTTGACCTTAGATCCGTTCGGCAGTCGGGGCGGCATTTGAGTTTAAGCCCCGTGAGCTTGTCCGTCCAGAAGTATGATTTTTCATGTTCACCGCCGTTTAGCAAAGCGGCAGCATACTTGTTTGACATCACACTTTCAGCCATTACCTGTATCTGTGCAAAAGCGTCCTCGCTTATGGGTATCTTACCGCTTGCCTCTATCTGAGCCGCAAGTGCCTTGCCCTCTTTGGTACGCCTGTCAAGCTTCGGAGCGACTATGTACTCACTGTCGAATTTGTCCTTTTCAAGAACATAAGCGTGAAAGGCTGTGCCGAAAGCAAGCGCAGGGGTCTCTACTTCGGGATTTTCAAGGGCGTACTTGAAGTGTGCAGGCGACTTTGACAGCTTGAAAAGCTGTGAGCGGCTGAACGCTTCGTCATTGCGATAATCTTCCGCAGACATTTGTTTTTTCATTCGTCATAGTCCTCCTCTTTATATTCAGCTCCTGCCAGCGTGGCAAGTTCATAGACTGAAATATCGTCGTCCTGATTGATTTCTTCAATCAGAATTTCACGAAAACAGTCTTTGCAAAAATCCTTGCCCTCGTAGCAGAAAACATTTTCGCTCGCAAGGTCTAGTTCGCCTCTGCATTTGTCGCAAACGACCACAGTGTAGTTGTGGTCTCTGTCGCAACATCTGCAGCCGTCAGGACAGCCGACACAATCATTAGCCGTGTAACGCATTTAAACTGCCCCCTTATAGCTGAAAAATGCGATATTTTTGTACATGAAATACGATTCGGTTCCGTTTTCAAACACCTCAGCTCCGACCTCTTTCGCTACGGCATGAATGTCAGGTGGAAATATCTGAACACCCGATATTGCTCCGTCAAACGTCCACACGTCGCCTATCATCATAGGGTAAACGCCTTCGGTAACAGTCCCATACTTTTGCGTTTTTTTCATTTTCTGCTCCATTAATGCCATGTCAACCATGATATTAAGTCTTTCTATCAGAGTCATTTGCTGTCACCACCTCTCAGCCTCTCGATATTTTTCTTTAAAGCTACGATATATCCCGTCAAATACTCGTTCGGATAATCATTAAGGGCTATTTCTGATATTGCCTCTAGCTCCTCTTGACAAATATCAAGCAATGTGCTATCATCAATATGTATGTTATCGGTATCTTTTGATACCTCCGAGCTTGTGCCTGTTGCCGCAGATGCAAGCTCATTTTTTATGTATTTGGTTAGATATACACCACACAAAAAGGCCTTGTGTCTAAGCGGACAGTCTTCACAAGTTTTGAATTCGCTATTGCAAACCTCCACCGCCTTTTCAAACTCCTCTTTCGTTATCATCGTCATTCTCCTTTCCAATAGGTCTTACGCTCATATACTGCTTGCCGTCATAGTCCATCTTCTTCACAGGTTCAATCCCTTTCTCACGGAGCGACCTCGCGGCATCGCCAAGCCCTCTGTCGAAGTCCTCACGGATCTTGTAGAACGCACATCTGCGACAGTAGTCCTTCGTTGGCGTTACTGTCAGTGCACCGCACTCGCCAGGATTGACATTTGAACGGAACACGCAAAGGCTTACCGCCCCGCTGCCATTGTCAAGGGGCTTGTCCCTCTTAAATACCTCTCTCATCACTATCATCGTCTTCGTCCTCCTCGTTTTCAAAACGTTTCTCCCAGTGCCTATCAGCCACGCTCAGAACAAGATATATCACTACATCTATCCCTGCAAGCACGGCTATTGTTATCAGCAGTATCAACGCCATTTTACCACTTTCCTTTCATTTCAACTTCGACCTTGACCACGGGTCTGCCTGCTTCTCTTACCGCACGCTTTATGCTCTTCTCTGCTTCCTCGTAGGCAGTTTCTTTTACACTTACATACCACCTGTACGCTACATACATTGCAAGCACCACCAAGAGCGCTACCGCTGCGGCACATCTGATTATCTCTAGTACGGCTATCATTTTCTCACGTCCTTTCCGTAAAGTGTGCGGAGTTTTTTAAGCCTTTTCTCGAAGTTGTCGATATCAATGCCCCACACCTCGTAGGCTATCTCGGTATTGACCGAGTGTGGCAACCATGACTTCACGCCACGCTTTGCCATTTCTTCCTTAACAGCTTTCTTGATCTTGATAGTCTGCGTTTCACCTGTGCTGAACAGCTCCTTGATATCCGCATTGGTTATTTCGGG